CAATAATATTTAAAAAAAACGTCTTGTTTTTCGGTTATTTTTTCTTCTCTTTGAAGTTTTACGTTTTCCGCCACTTGTATTTTTTTGTTCTTCATTTAAAAAAACAATATCCATGTATTCAGGAGTTTTAAATGTAGGTTCTATCATTTGACTCAATGTTTCATCTCCATTATCTAATCTATAGGATACTAAATCAACTAATAGTATTTTTAATTTCATTTTAGTTTGAATACGATTGATGACATCCATCAAATTTTTATAATTAATTAAATCTCGTTGAATAAGTACAATAAGTCTAGCTTGTATTTCTCTTAAAACTAATTGGTTGGTATAATTATAAATTCTAAAAAAGTGTACTCCTTTTGTATACCCTTCTTCAATTTCATCACGATCATATTCTATATTTGCATATCTTTTATTGCGAGAAAGGTTATATGTACTTAAATCTAACGTTTCCATTATATCAAAATTTTTATTGTCAGGTATATCCGATTGAAATATATTTACTATATTCACATTATCATTGTTAATATTATTTATATTATCATAATCTACATGTTCAGGTCTAACTGGAAGTTTGGGTAAATTGATTGCTATAATTACATCTGCCATATATAAAAAAAATATTATAAAATTATTGAACATTGTCTACCATCCATCCAAATTTAATCATATACATAATTCCAATACATCCAATCAATAGACTACATATATATGTATTATTCTTATTTATATATTCATCCACCTGAGTATCATTCATTGTATTCGTAAAATCCATTTCTTCTTCAATAAAATCCTTTACCAATTCAATTTGTTCTTCGTCATTATTGGTTAGCTTAATCGTAGGAATGAATTCGGAGCACAACCATTCATCATGCTTTTCGGAACACGAAGTCAAATATTCCAATGAGATCTCTTCTTCACCTTTTCTGTTGCGAGACATACACCGTTGATAACAAACTTCTGGATCCGTCTTGAGGTAAATAATACCATCTGCTTCAGATGCCTCTGCAAAGTAATGGAACCATCGTGTATAAATTTGATAATTTTCGTGGGAAATCATATCATCTTCATACAACATTTTGGCAAACACGTTGTAATCCGCGAGCAGTGAACGTTCGGAAATTAGAATACAATCGGGATACTCTTTCATTGTTTTCTGCAAACAATGCAAGCGAGATATGTACGCCATGATTTGGAATGAAAATGCATACTTTTTCTTGTCGGAATAAAACAGTTCAATCATAGACTTTCCATCTTCCGATTGGATTGTTTCCCATTGAGAAACTGGTTCTTCTACAAAGACAACAGGAATACCGTTGACATGCTTCAACTTATCTTTCAAAAGATTGAGAAACGTAGATTTGCCCGATCCAATATTGCCTTCAATAGTAAAGAGAAACATCCTATAATTATTTATTACTCTATAATAATATTCAATTTTTTATTTTACGTTCAAATCCTTTTCCGCGTAGTCCACATTTTTTTTCATTTTCTCTACATTTTTCTGCATAGTCTTTATACTTTACACAATAACTTAGATCATTGAATCGTCTAAGATCATCTACCAGTTTCGGTTCTTTAAAATGAATGCAATCAAAACAAGGTTTTAACATAGAGTTTATGTATATACTATTTTTAATCCATTTATCAAAAAGATATTAAATGAATACTATATTATTCATAAACTATGAAAATTTATACGTCATCTTTATTTGGTGTAAATATTGCATTGAATAATAAATTTAATAAAATAAGATGGATATATGATAAACCAGCATTAATTCAACAAGCCACCCAATGGGCAACTCAACTTCCATGGATAAAACCTTATTATGCAGTAAAATCAAACCCGTTGCCGTATCTAATAAGCGATCTTATGCAATATAAATCATTCAATATTGGATTGGATGTTTCATCTGTGAAAGAAACTAATACGGCATTAATGCATACTTCTTTATCCAACACAATTTATACAAATCCGCATACAATTCCATATGAAATGGAGAATTGTTTATTTCACATAAAAGTAATTGATTCTATCTGTGAACTCAAGTTATTACACGCAAATAATATAAAATGTCCACTGTTAATTAGAATCAATAGTAATATACACCATGCCAATGTTAATTTTGATTCTAAGTTTGGAGCAAACCGTGAAGAAATATATGATATTTTGAATTTTGCATTTGAAAACAAATATACCATAAAAGGAGTTTCTTTTCACATTGGGTCAGGTGGAAGTTTTTCAAGAAAAGATGCATTTCAACATACAACATACAAACATGCAATTCCTGCATTGAAATTTATTCAATTATTCAATAAAGAAAAATTAATATTAAATATGGGCGGAGGATTATTGCACGATACAAATTTAACCGATGCACTTGGATGGACGAAAAATTTACCGTATACTATAATTGCTGAACCAGGGCGTTATTTTTCAGAACCATCCCACCATTTAGCTATTCAAGTAATTGCAAAAACTTCCAAAGGTATATTTTTAGATAATGGAGTATATCACGAACTTAATTGTTTTCATCGCGATCACTGGAAAATGCCATTATTAACTAATTGTATATACAAAGGAGGAGTTACTCCTATTCATCGGTATAAATCTATTCCTATTTTTGGTCCAACGTGTGATAGTTATGATACATTAGGAGAACAATATTTTCCTGAAGATATAAACGTAGGAGATTGGATACTATTGCCCAACATGGGAGCTTATACGAATGCAGGTTCAGTTGAATTCAACGGAATACGTTCGGCTTCATCATAAATAATACAACATATTTTTATTATGTACCTATTGATTTCTCCCCAAAAAACGTAACCAAACACTGTAACATTAATTAAAACAACTATTTACAAATGTGTTTAAATTTTCAACACTTGGTTTTGCATCATAATCATATATTTTTCCGTCTTTAATCATTTTAATACATGGATATGTGTCTACTTCATATTTACTTGCTAATGATTCATTTTTGTCACAATCAATTTCGGAAAATAAAAGAATATAATCATTCTTTTTTTTATTATTCCAATGATTTTTAAATTTATTCCATTCAGGTCTCGCTTTTGTACAATAAGGACACCATGTTGTATAAAAATAATATAAATCGGCAGTATTTACTGGTGTGTCTTCATTATTTTTCTTTTTATTGAACCGCTTGTATAAGTAATACGATACAATAGCACATACAACCATTAAACCTCCCATCAATGGATATATCATATTCATATACGATTATGATATAAAAAATATAATTCTATTCCTTAATTATTACTTTCCATGATATTTTTTTTGCATTAAAAGGAAGAATTTTGTATTGATTTGGTTTGCGTATTTGTGCATTATCATATGTCCTAGAATACTTGTACGGTTTATCTAAATTATCTAAATATAAACGAATAATATTTTTATCTAAAATTAATTCATTTTCATTTAATTGTGTAGGAATACTAAATTGTATTTCAGGTTTCAATACAAATAATTCTACTTGTTTATTACGAATAATTTCGTCCGCCAATTTTTTATAATAATCATTTTTTTCGTGGGTAACTAAATTTGTTTTTGATAAATATATTTTTTCCATATTTTGACAAAATCCATTTGGACAATGTGATATAAACATGTGAATGTATTCATCCGTAATTTCATCTATCCATTCTATACTATCTTTAAATTGCGTATTTATAATGTGTTGAATAATCATTGTAATTTTATGTAATTTAGTATCATACGCATCATTAGAATAAATGATGCGTTTTATTTCTTTGCGATCTTTTACATTTTCGTGTAAATTAAGTTGTTTCATTAATTTATTTTTAACATAAATGTAACTATATTGTTCATACTTGATACGATTTATATTTTGAATACGAGCAGTATCTTCATGCACATCGGATAAAACCATGTATTCATTATTCAAATTACCATAATAGGATAATAATTTAATAGAAGGAATATTTTTGGTAACAATACACGGAACATATTGAAATGTTTCTATTAATACTCCAGTAATATCATTATTTTTATCCAATACTTTATACGTAGGTTTACATGGAATATCTAATTTGCTAATTTCTGTTAAAAACCGAATTGTTTCTTTAACGGGATTTATCGTTGGTTTTTTAACTGTATCCAAATCTAATATTTTTTGACTTGGATAACACGGAATAAAAAAATCATCTATAATAAATCCAATACATTTATCGTAATGAACAACTTGGTGTATCGTTTCATATTGTTCGGCTAATTTATCATAAATTTCACTAGACAGTAATGGATGCGTAGGAATAAAGCCATCTTCCAATGAATATTCATAGGAAGGATTGCAATTTTTTGAGTATTTATCTTTAATAATATGAATTACATGATGGATATATTCGTGTTTGGTATCAAATAAAAAAGAAACATCATTTTTGTATTGCGGTTTTTGAATAATAGGTTCATAACAATTATATTCTTCAAAATAATAAAGCATCACACATTTTTTATCTTTGAATTTTTCAGGTTCATATACATTACTTGGACATACAAGTTCAACAAAATTAATGTTATGTTTGAATATGATAATATTGATTTCGTTCACTTGTGAAACAAATTCCCAGGCATCTTCATGTGTAATATTTTCAATATCGTCCAAGAAATTTTGAAATTTTTTATATTTTCGGATTACATTTCCATTTTGAACGTATGGAAATTCGCGTTTGAATAAGTGTAAATAGTCTTTAAAGCTAATGGGACGATGTGTATAATTATATACAATATGCATAGTAGATAAAAAGGTATATTGCCGATTTGGAACTCCCCATCTCAATAATTCTTGTGGATTTGTTGTTTTTGATTTTTGGAATACACTTTTATCTAACCGAAATAAAATACGCAACGGATCTGATAAATATCCATACTTAAAAACTCCGAGTTGAGCATCTATGGGGTCTAATTTATCAACGATATATTGGTTAGTTTTTAAATCGTCTGTTTTTTTAGGTTTTTCGGGCTTTTCGCCTTTTTTCAAAGGTGTTGCCTTTTCTTCGTGAATAATACTTTGGCAACAGGGTACAGTATCCTCGTATTTTTTTTTCATTTTGAAAACGGGATATTTATCGGGTTTGTCTGGATTATCTGCAAAATAATTGGGATATTCCATATATTCGCCGTGTTGCGACATAACAATTTCTTTTACACCTTTTGAATTTGTATAGGTTAACAAATCTTTAGATTCATTAAATGGTTTTTCAATATCATCTTTATCTACGTAGGCTTTCCGTTTTTTAAACGACCAATATTTGGGACATAAAATGACGTGATCATCTTTTACCAAAAAATATTTTTCTGGATTGGCATAGGTTTCAATTCGGTCTCTGTATTCTTTGTATTTATCACTATCCCATTCTGTTTTTTTAATAATAATGGGAACATAGGCGGTTGGACATTTGGAAACATAATCTTTTCTTAATTTTTCATACATGTCTTGTAATCTTGCAACGGCAAAGTTGGTATTTTTTAATTTTAATTCATTAGATCCTCCACCCATTTCCATTTCATCTTCTTCTACCAATTGTATTTCCTCTGCTCGGATTGGCGTAGTAACTGGTAACGGAGCAGGCTCGGGTTCAGTCACTGGTAACGGAGCAGGTTTGGCCGCAGCCACAGGTAACGGAGCAGGTTTGGCCGCAGCCACAGGTAACGGAGCAGGTTTGACCGTAGGTTTTACTTTTAACTCTTCACCAAGTACTACAGCAATACATTTTAAATTATATTGGATAGATTCTAAATAGTGAATATTTGGAATTCCGTAAATAATAATATTGTGTGCATTCAACATTCCATCAAATCCAGAACGAATAATTTGTTGTTTAGATTGTTCTTGTAAAGGTATATTAGCTGCATACATTTGTGATGCATCTTTATGCGATATGTTAAATATTGTTTGAAGTCGGTCTATAATATTCGCTTTGGTTGACAACTTGGTAGAAATATATTTCACTACAAAATTATATAAATTATTCTGATTGTGTTCTGATACATAATTATATATAAATTCTCCATTATTTTGATGCGATATATCGGTATATATTGTTGTGATATTCTTAAAATTATTATTTTTTAAATTTACAGATAATCCAAAATCTACAATATAATCCAATGCATTTATTTTTACATTAAATACATTTGTTTGGAATAGATTACTTTTTTCATTCCATGGATACATATATCCCGATTGATAAATAGGTTCACGAACCATATCCAATACAGGCAATAGTATAGCATTTATTTCATCATTTAACTCACTTATCAATATTGGTTTTTTTACTTTTCGCAATTGTACTACAATAGAACCATTTTCATATAATATAACTAAATTGTCACGATCATTGGAATAAATATAAACCGAACGTATTTTTATATTATCTTTATCTCCTTCTTGATCTATGTAGCCAGGGTGTAATTCAGGAATTTTATGATTATACTTATCTTGTTGTGTAGTGTATAATTTATAAATAATAGTTTCTCCTGTATAATATTGTATCATTTTATTTGTACTACTTGCATGCAGTAAATTAAAAATAGATTCTGCAGAAATATGGACTTGATGTGTAGGTAAAATAGTAAATCGTAATGTTTGAATTTTAGCCGTTGTTGGCAAATCTTTAAAATGTCCGTGTAACTCTGCTTTTTCATCTATAAGTTGTTTTATTTCTTTTATATTGGGTTCAGGATCAAGAGGTAAAAAATAAGAACCGCGTATAGCTGCATCCGTCACTTGGACACTATCTACTACATACAAGGTTTTATCTACAAACGGAAAATATTCCAACAACAATGTTTTTTGTAACTGGTTTGGAATAGAATTTGTATAAGCAAACCGATTAAACGGCATTTTTTGTTTGCATAACAATGGGTTTACACATTCACGCAATACATGCCCTATCGGAATAAATAGGGGTATTTCATGTAAGGGTATATCTATTATTTCTAATAAATCGTCATAAGTAAACATTTTTTTATTCGGAACACGTTTTATTAAATGCGACATGGATAAATCTTCTAATATATGTTCTACGTCATGTTTTACTATTTTATCCGTTTTTTTCATCATTTCTTCATATATGGTATGTAACGTAATTGTACGATTTTGTTTAGCAAACAAATAAATATCTTCCAATTCACAATTTAAATATTGACTAAGTTTGTATTTTACCATTTCAATCGTATCATCCCCATATATAGGAATTTCAATCTTATGTATAGATTTATCTTTTTTTATATGTTCAATGGTTAACATATATTTATAGAGTATTTATTTTTTAAAATAATATTTTATATTATATGGCATTTACTAGATTATATGATGATTCTAATAATGTAATGAAACGCTTACAAGAAAGTACAGACCAAGGAATGTATTATTTAAATCAACCTGGTAATGGAGAACGTCCACCTTTTGTGAATGATCCTCAAATTATTTTACAGAAATGGGGTGCCAATTTACATCAAGACCGCATCAAAGTAGACAGTGAATTAAAAGGATTACACTATAAATTATCTAGGAATCCTCCAACCTATCATTTAACAACTACACCTATATCCTATCCCGAATATACACCTGAAGTTACAAGCCAACCTAGATCAACACATCCCGTTTGGAATGCACGCGATTTGCAACAATATCGGCAAACACCCTTATTTTTTAATGCGCAAGAAAACGTAGAATTACCTTTTCATGCTAATGTGAGTACACGAATTTTAGAAAAAAATAAAAAATAATGTTATAGTATGGAAAACTATAAACCTCCTACTGGCACAAATACATATGCTCGCGATGCACCAGATCTTTATTTACCGCCTAATTATGCTATTTATAACCCTCCCCCTGTACCTCCTCCTTATGCCATTGGAACTAGAGTAAAATTTAGTGATGGAAGATCCGATACAGAATGGAAAGGTAGAATAGAAAATATACAATATATTATACAACCTGATGGAGCAAGAGAATTAATGCCTATAGATTTAAATTATATTAAAGGATCTGATATAAAAGGAGGTAGATTTACTAAACGAAATAAACGTCAAAGACGAAAAACACGCCATTATTAATGTCTGCGTTTTCTTGATTTTCTTTTTTTACGAGTTCCTGCTGTTTTTGGTTTTTTTCGTTGTTCTTTTTCTATTCTTCTTTGTTCTATTTTTTCTAATATAGAAAGTTGTTGATCAATTAGTGTAACTGATCCTAATATTTTTAAATATTCTAGTCTAGCCATTTTTATTAAATCATGACCTATTATTTGTTGTAATGTAATATCGGTGGATGATTGAGCATGATGAGTTTTAAGCCATTGTATAAGTTCATCATCATTATCTATTGTGATTGGTGGAAGTTGTTCTGGCAATCTATATTCAGGACACAAATTAGACATAACAAAATCGGCAAATTCAGGGTTTTGTATCCAATACCCTGATTTACTTAATAGAATACTGAAACATAATTGCCATGAATGTAAAAAATAATTACATAATAAATAGTGTATGATTTTTATTTCTAATAACAACGAACGTAATATAGTTAATTGTTCTGTATCAAATCTTGTATATTCAGCATTCCAACTTCTCCAATAATTATTATCTTCTGCACGATGAAAAACTATTTTATATTTATGATTAAAATAATTTATTATTAATGTGTACATCCACTCATATATGTCATCCGATTCCATTGATGTAAGTTTCATTTTTTTAATGTGACCTTTACGATCCAAATCAGATTTTGGAACAGCTTCTGTTTCTTCGCGCATTCCAAATATAGGGAAAAATGTACCTGGATTAATTTGTCTAGCAATAGAAGTTACATTAGAGGTGGCACTACTTTGGTAAAATGCAATATTAGGTGTTACCCATGGTTGTACTGCTTCCACTACTACAAATGTACGATCAATACCTCCCATAGATAATATACATGATTCCATACTATTACAATATAAAATTATTGAATACGATGAACTAACCATGCCACAAACCCTATGGTTACATCGGCCATCAAATAGACCCATGATTGTTTATTTCCTTGAATAGCATTATATGCAAATATAAAATAAATCAAACTGTGAATAGGCCGCATATTGCTCCACCAAATTTTTTCACCAAATACGCCTTTCCCTGTTTTTCGCGAACCAGTTAAGAAAATATACATAAATCCTATGGCTGGAAGTAATGCTACATATCCCAAATATTTCAATACTTGAACACTACTATTTTTTGCTACATATACAAATAATAATCGTGTTCCAATGCATCCAATCAAAAATAATAATATTTGTTTTGTATCCATATTATTTACATATAAATAATATTGATTTAATGATAATTATATATACTTTGTATATGCCTTATTACGCAACTTATACGGGTCATATACAAAGTGCGGTGTATACTACATGGGATGAATGCAAAAAACATATTCATGCAAAACCCAAATACAAGAAATTTAAAACACTCGCTGAAGCCGAAGAGTTTCAACGACATGGACCTTCCAACATCGTTGGCGATAGCGATGATTCCGAATTAGACATTATTGTGTATACCGATGGAGCATGCAGCAAAAATGGTTCCAAGAATGCAGTTGCTGGGTACGGTATTTATTTTGGCGAAGGAAACCCTAAAAACGTAAGCAAACGGTTAACTTCTGGAAAATTAACCAACAACGTTGCCGAACTCACTGCCGTGATTGAAGCCATTAAACTTTTATCTGATAACTACGATAAAAAAATTGGGGTTTATACTGATTCCAAATATACCATGCTATGTGCCAGTTCTTTCGGTGAAAAGTGTCTCAAGAAAAAATGGGCTGCCGATATTCCCAATGTTGAACTCGTAAAAGAATTATATACTTTAGTAAAACAATATTCTATTACACTTTTACACGTTTCCGCCCACACGGACAACGAGGATATACATTCTAATGGCAACCGTGAAGCTGACCGACTTGCTACTCAATCTATTCAATAATTGGAAAAAATATATAGTAGAATATATGGAAGAATATGATCGGGTATCTCGTTGTAAATGTAATTTTAAACGTAACAAAACCAAATGCGTCCGTGTGCGACCTGATGTAACGGTAGAAACTGCGCCCTATAAACGAGTCAAACCACGGTGTACTTGCGGATTTAAATATAATAAAACAACGGGCGATTGTATTCCTTCTGCTGCTGTTGCTAACCCAGTCCAAGTATTGCACCCGTTGATTGAAGTTGAACGCCAAGGTAAAAAGTGTCCTCCAACGTTTACTTATAATTATAAAACCAAAAAGTGTATAAAGTGTCCCGACGGAACCAAAAAATATAGAAACCGATGTATTTTACTACCTACCGAAGAAGCTCCAAAGCCAACTGAAGACAAAGCAGAAGTTGTCCTACCTGCTCCAGATTTACCACGCGCCGAACCAGCACCCTATACACTTCTAGAATATCTCAATGCCATAGAAGAATCAGGAAAACATGCAACCGATGTATCGTATAAAGCAGGAAGATATATGCTTTTTGTTTATATTTATTTGTTACGAAAATATGCAACAGAATGTTCACTATTTCATGATTTGTTTCATTTGTCACATACTGCAGTACTCAATTATAGAATTAATGACGATGAATTGACATATCCTAACAATTTAGGACATCAAATGCAACAATGTATTTTGCGTGGTTCCAATTTAATTTTTATTACATTATGGATATACCGAACTAAAGAAGAAGGAGGGTCATCGCATGTAAATATTTTAATTTATAGACCATTTAAAAAAACGATAGAACGGTATGAGCCACATGGACAACAAACCCGAATTAAAGATTTTAAAGAATATAAATTAAACGCCTCGTTAAAGCGTTTGTTTGAAGAACAACTTGCTCCAAAATTGATGCAATGGACTCCAAAATATAAGACACCCTATGAAATATGCCCCATATCTATTGGATTTCAAGGAATAGAAGGCGCAATTGCTTCAAGTGGTCAAGGATATTGTCAAATGTGGAACATGTTTATGATGGAAACTATATTACTCAATCCAACCCTAAATACTAAAGATATTATTGAACGATGTTTAGATATTGGTAAACGTAGTCCAAAATATTTTAAAAATGTAATACGCGGATATACGTTTCAAATATCCAAAGAAATACAACAATTTTTGGGCCCAGAATTTGATCTTAAATCTGGGACTGAAGAAGCACGTAAAAAATTTAAAGAATTAGATCCACATACATTAATTATGGAAACACTCCAACAAACCAATAAACGATTTAAGCCACGACAACCAATTACCGAAGATGACGGCGGATATTCGCTTACAGTTGCTGATATAACTGAAATAGAAAAACAAGTAGATTCTCTAACCGAAAAAAATGTTTGTTTATATTATAGCTATATCAAACATAATTTTATAATTAAACCGTCCAAATTAATGCGAAATATTCATCCAGATTCATTGAAAAATGCAATGTTAAACAAACATATTACATGGGAAAATTTAATGTTACGTATGTACAATACTTTGTTCACAAGTAAAATGAATGACATAGAAGTAAATTGTTCTAAATATTTTTTACGGTATAAAGCTTACCCAAAAACATTTATACAAACTCATTTAACTATGCCAGTTAATACGATAGAAGTAATGGAACTCGCCAAACAAACGTACCCTTTTTTTCATCATTTTTGGGAAGCAGTTAACAGTGCACAAATGTTACCAGAATTAAATGCTCCTTTATCCGAAGCCATGCAAAAAGAAACGTATACAGAAGTGAAACGTATGACAGTCCCACAAGTAAACACATCTTTATCGTTAATGATGTATAGGAAACATACTGTTCCTGATAATAAAACCCAACAATTTAATTCTATATCGGAAAAAGATAAACGGGATAGATTATATATGTTGTTAGTTCATAGTAATTTAACACATGCCAATGTATTAGAATGGGCAAGTATGTATTAAAATCTAAAGTAATTATATGAAAAGTTTTAGAAAAAACCGAAAAACTAGAAAAACGCGAAGACGTAAACAATTTAGAGGTGGAGGAGATTATATACAATGTACAAATTGTAGATATGTATATAATAGTGATAAATGCAGTAAAGGGTGGGGTTTCGGAATTTCATGTATATGCCCGAGGTGTCAAAGTACAAAATATACAAAATATAAACCAGATGGTGCACCAACAGGTATGTTAGGTAATAACTCTGGTCTTTCTTCAGGAGAAGCATGGAGTAAATCTCAAGGTACACCTCTAGCAAGAACAGTTCCTGTATTGCCACCTGTAGCCACCAGATTATCTGGTGATGTCAGTGCATTGCCTGTTGCATCTGTTAGTACACTACCAGTTGCCAATGCAACTCCGCGTTATTAAATAAAATTTGATTTTATTCAATCATACTATAGTATATATAATATGATTGTGGCAAACTCTTACAAATTTATTACACTTGAAAAAAATTGGGAATTATGGATTGGACAACAATTAAGACAATATATAGAACAAACTCACGTCAATTATTTTAATATTCCTGTAAAATACAGAGAGACCGAAATATGGCTAATTACCGATGTACAAAATACTACACCTTTGTTACATATTTTTAGTAAACGGTGGATATCTACACTATGGCAATCCGAAGAAGAGTTGTTATCTTTTATGAAAACGGCAGAAGAAATGTTGTATATTATTCAATATGTACAAGATAAATGTAGGTATAGAATAGATTTAAATTTATGCAACATTATTGAAAAATTTACATTTTATTTTACCAAAGATTTATTGATAAAAGAAAATAAATATGTTACGCATTCGCTACAATATTATATAAATGTGAATATGTCTAGACTGAAACACCGAAAAAAGATGGGCGCACTTTGTTTGAATCGTATTCGCGGATTTGATGGAAATATCAACCAATATATTCTTGGATTTTTAAATTAATGCAACGGATCTATGCATATTGATTACGAACAATTGCAGCTAGTTGGTTGAAACTATCCTTAAAATTTTTATTTGGATGTCCAAACATCAATGTCTTTATAAACATAGTTCGGTCAAAGCCATGTTGTGTGCAAAATTCATCCATATCACCCAACCAAATATTGTGAGAACATTCATAAATATGGTTCCAGTGTTTTCCACCTGCGACTTCCCATGGTTGAAACGTAGGATCGTGTTTTTGAATTAATTCACCAGTAAAACCAAGATTATATCTGCCATTTAATTTTTTCATCACAACCCATGTATTATCTTTCAATCCAGATGCTTTGTTACATCCTACACATGAATTTTCAATACCAATATTCCAATTATTAGTGCAATCATTCGCGATACCATGCTCGTCGGTGTATGCAAATACAAATGTGGACATTTTAATATTTACATGAACATTAAAATGAGTTCAAATTTTATTTTTATAACTATAACATATGCCAAAAAATAAAACTAGAAAATGGAGTGCAACTTATAAAAAAAGTATCAATTGTAATCGCCCAAAAGGATTTTCTCAAAAACAATATTGCAAATATGGTAGAAAAACCAGTAAATTAAAAAATATGAATTAAAATGTATAATAATCATTCACGATACAATGCTCGTCGGTGTAAATACAAATGTGGACATTAAAATGAGTTTAAATTTTATTTTTTATAACATATGACAAAAAACGTAAATTAAGGCGTTCTAAAAAAAATTTCGTAATTATTAAAATATGTTATAATAATATGGAAAGTTTACATCCTAACACAGAACTCCGAGTTCAACAAAAAGCGACGGAAATTCGCACGCTTGTAGACAATGGTGACATGAATAACGCAATATTATCTTACCATGATTATATAAGAACTATTCGGCAGAATGGCTCTGCTTCTGCTTCTTCTGATTTTGTGAATTTAGTAATACGTACATTAAATGATGCATTAGGAAAAGAATTAGTGCAACAACTTACACATGTAGGTGGAAGACGTAAATCACGTAGAAATAAAAAGTCAAGACGTAACCGCCGTACTCGCCGTTAAATAACTTTGGTAGTTAAAAAACATATAAAAAACTTATTAAGTGTACAAAATTATTTTCTAAAAATAATTTTGTAAATATGGAAAAATATTATCTAGAAAAAATTCAAAATATTTAATCAACATTTAAGTTATTTGAGAAATGTTCATACTTTAATCTTACCTTATAAATGATCTTGACCGTTTTTGTTATCGTATATTTTTAATATACTACTAACAACCGAACTTCTTTGAATATCATGATCATTCAATTCAACATATTGAATAGAATTAATTGATTCAGCCATTTTCAAACGGTTGATAAAATCATACAACCCATTATCATTAGAACGATCACTTTGTTTCAAATCTCCAGTAACTACCATACGCGAATCATCACCCAAACGTGTCAATAACATTTTCATTTGATTTGGAGAACTATTTTGCATTTCATCCGCAATGATAAAACAACGTTTAAAAGTGCGTCCACGCATAAACGCAAGAGGTGAAATTTCTATAATACCATTGTCAGCCATATGTTTCATTTCAAAAACGGATACAAATTCAGAAAAAATGTCAAAAATGGGGCGCGTCCAAGGATTCATTTTTTGTTCTATGGAACCAGGTAAAAATCCCAATTCTTCATCTACAGAAATAATAGGTCGGGTAATAATAATACGATCCACATACCCTTGTTTTAATTCGCGAATGGCGCTACTACAAGCAAATAAAGTTTTACCAGAACCAGCAGGTCCCACCCCAAAAACAACAGAAACATTACGATTATTCATATAGTCAACATATGTTTGTTGATTTAATGTTTTGGGAAGGTATATTTTTTTTTGTTTTTCTTCGTACAACAATTGATTTTCTAGATTTGACTGTTTGCGTTTGACATCTAATGGAAAAGTGCGACTCAAATGTGGAGTGGGGAAAATAAACGCATTGGTAAAGGAAAAAAATATGAAAATAAATAAATAGTTCATATACATAAGTAGTATTTAAAAATGTTTATATCATTAACAAATAAACAATCGTAACATATGATATTTTTACATTTAACCAAAATAAAATAACATTTATTTTTACCTTAAAAATTGATTAAAAATATATAAAAGTAAATCATAAACAATGGACCTATTTACCAATCCTGATTTATTCAGATATATTTATGAATTTACAGATTTACAAAGTTTATGCGATACATGTTCAATAATATTACAATTCAAAAAATACATTACTTACAAATTAAATAGAGATTATTCGTTATTGTATTACGATGATGTTTTATTTAGACAACGAGTTCTAAATAAAATAAATAATCCAAATAAACAACTACATTTAGATTTAAGTGATTGTAATCAAATTACAGATGTAAGCATGTTGGGGAATGTACATACTTTAAATTTAAGAAATTGTTATCATATTACTGATGTAAGTTCATTAAGAAATGTCCATACTTTAGATTTATTTCGTTGTTATAACATTACAGATGTAAGTAAATTAGGAAATGTATACGATTTAAATTTAACTTATTGTTGTGATATTACAGATATAAGTGCATTAGGTAAAGTTAATACTTTAGATTTAAGTTATTGTGACAATATTGTTGATGTAAGTGCATTAGGAAACGTACATAAATTATATTTAGAGGATTGTAATTTAATTACAGATGTTAGTAGTCTAAGAAACCTTCATACTTTATATATAAATGGTTGTGAACAAATTTCTGATGTTAGTGCATTAGGTAAACTTCATACATTATTAATAATGCATTGTGATAAAATTACTGATGTAAGTGCATTAGGTAAAGTTCATCATTTATGTTTAGAAGGGTGTACAAATATTACTGATGTAAGTGCATTAGGTAATGTTCATCATTTAGATTTATCCCGTTGTAATAAAATTACAGATGTAAGTGCATTAGGTAAAGTTTATAGGTTAGATTTATTTAGGTGTCGTGGAATTACAGATGTAAGTGCATTGGGTAATGTTCATACTTTAGATTTATCTTGTTGTGATAAAATTACTGATGTAAGTGCATTAGGAAATGTCTATGATTTAAATTTAAGTTATTGTACTAAAATTATTGATGTTAGTGCATTGGGAAATGTTCATACTTTATGTTTAGGTGGTTGTAAACAAATTACCGATGTTAGTGCATTAGGAAATGTCTACGATTTAGATTTACGTGAATGTAATCAAATTACAGATGTAAGCATGTTGGTAAACGTTCATAAATTAGATTTAACGTGTTGTTGTAATATTACAGATATAAGTGCATTGGGGAACGTTCATAATTTAATTTTACCTTATCATTTAAAACAATAATAAAAACAATGCATATAGATTATAATGTATAAATGTAATTATTGTTTACAACAAATGTATACTATACTTGAATATTGTAAACACATAAATGAACATAAAGTTGAATTTGCAGACATACATATTTCTACAGAAATACTACACTATTTAATGGAGTATAAAATAGAACCATATCAATGGGAAGATCAAGAAGGAAATTTATATTTATCTTATGACTTTGGTGATGATTCCGATGTTCTTTTAATGGCTATTAATGAATTAGATCATGAAGAAATTGCATTAGATATATTAAATTTGTTAAATCCTGAAAATGTAAAAGGACAATGTTTTTTTGATGACGAAGAAAAGAAAAGAGAATACTTATTCAGTAAAAATATTATAGATGATATGAATAGTGACTTGTATGCAAATATAGAGAAATATTCTTATAATGAATGGGAAGATTTTTGCCATTTTACAAATAATTCACTTTTAATGTTATGTATCAAAAAAAGATGGAATAAATTTTGTATGAGATTATTAGATTTTGATGTTATGTACGATATTAATTATCAAAATATAACAAACGCATATGAAATGGCAATAAAATATGAATTACATGATGTTGTTGAAAAAATTAAAAATGACAAACGTTTAACTTTATTAAAAAAATAATATTAAATATATTAATGTTTTTATGTGTAAATTGCGGAAATAATATAAAAACATCAATTTTACAATTCAAACTATCATCAAGAAAATATAACATAACTGGTTGTTGTCGGTGGAGATATTATATTAAATGCGATTGTTGCAATAAAAGAAATGATTATACAAATTTTATAAACCATAAATTGTTATTTACGCCAACATTACACATTTTAACTTAATAATTAATATACGGATATTTATTTGTTATGAGATTAGTTATCATTTCCGGTGTTAATTCGTGATTAATCGTTAACAATGTTGCCGCATCTTTTATCAATGGTTCTGCGGTTGATAATATAATCTTCGCACGATCATAAGCTAATGATATTATATTATCTATCTCTGCATTTATCTTATTCTGATCACTGATCACTATTTTATCTCCCATCCCTAAATGCACAATCATTTGTTCGGCTATTAGTTTTACTTGCTGTATATCTTGCGATGCTCCTGAAGATATATTCGTATTTTTGAAGATAATCTCTTCTGCAATTCTTCCTCCGAGTAATACCATTATTTCATGTATTAGTTGTTCTTTTGTCTGAATATTCGTGGACGATGGTTCAAATAAAGTAAATCCTAACGTTTTAGGAGAAAATAGATTAATCGTAATTTTAACTAATTTTCTATGTTTGGTAAATATTCCAAGTAATGCATGGCCTATTTCATGCACTGCTACTTGATAGATAACATCTTCTGTTAATTGATTTTTATTGGATTGATATCCGACTAAAATTCTATTTGCAATCATATTTATATCTGATTTATCTATTTGAAATCTGTTCTGTCGGAGAACGTACAACATGGCTTCATTCAACAAATTTTCAATCTGTGCACCAGAAAATCCATTTGTTAATTCAGCCAAATAATCTACTGTTATGGTTTGTTCTAATGGTTTGTTTACAAGATGTATATCTAAAATTTGTTTTCTAGTTTGTTTATCAGGATTCCCGATATATATTTTTTTATCAATTCGTCCAGGGCGTGTTAGAGCAGTATCTAGTAGATCAACCCTATTTGTCGCACCTATTATAAATATTCCATTTGCGGATTTAAACCCATCTAGGTTAACTAATAATTCATTCAAGGTTGAATCATGTTCACTATTGGAAGCCTGATCGGATGAAGACCGTTTTCTTCCAAGTGCATCTAATTCATCAATAAATATAATACATGGAACATTTTCTGTAGCCAGATTAAACAATTCTCTCACTCTGGATGCACCTACTCCTACATATTTTTCTTGAAATTGTGCTCCAGATACTGGAATAAATCCAATATTAATTTCTCCACTAAAACATTTTGCCATTAATGTTTTGCCATTGCCTGGTGGACCTTCTAAAATAATTCCTTTTGGAATTCTAACATTGTATTTAGCATATTTAGTATAATTAAGTAATATATCGGCACATTGCATTAATTCTTCTTTAATCAATTCATACCCGCCAATATGTGTAAAATTGTATACAGAATTTTTAATGAGTTGAAAATTTTCACTTTGAACTTCTTCTTTATTTTTTTTAGGATTTGAGTTAGATGGATTGGTATTAATGACTATATTAATCTTGTTAGATCTCGGTTTGAATTCATAATCATACTCGTTATTAAACCCATCTTCGTCAAAATCGTCATAAATGTTTTCATTTAACACATTCTCTAGATATTCATTAATATAAGATTCATTATGTAAATTTAATCCTGTTATATTTTGCATTATTTTATTTTTTTCAGTTAATAATTGTTTCATTTTATTTTTTTCACTATTCAATGCATCATCAATTTTTCTCAATTTATCATTGTTATTTCCGTTATACTTATAAATCTTATTATGTACAAATTTATGTTTCATATTTAAACTTGTAGCAAGAAATAACTTTAACCATAATATTAAATTCATGTAATTATAATAGTTAATGTATTTAATACTATTTATATAAATGTCAGTTTATAAATATTCAACGGATCTATTTTTGTCAATATTATTAAAATTGAATAACAAATTGTATCCAACCATTAGTATACATGTTCTACTTCTTGCTATTTGCAGTGGTTGATTCTAAACAAATCATTAAAAATATCAATGTTCCAAGTTGTAGAAACTGTATTTATTATAAACCTCCATATTATTCTGATTATTCTTCATGTGTTGCTAAATGTAATAAATTTGGCACTAAAGACGTGATAACAGATGAACTTGTATATGATTTTGCCGTTATGTCTAGAACAAATGAAAATAAATGTGGTAATGAAGGTAAATATTTTGAATCAGAAAAAAATGTAGAATTCAAAATATTTATGCATCAAATCATTAAGAATTTACCAAATATTTTAATAGTAATTCAAACCTTATCATTATTAAAATATCCTTAATTTATTTACGCCTAGTTGTATTATTGTTAACTCTTCTATGTTTTGTACCACCTTTTTTATTTCTTGATTGCATATAGCTGCCAACGAATGGCGATGCCACAGCTCCACCAACAAGTAAAGCTGCAACCGTAATTATTGCAATAGACCCAATGTTCGCAGTTTCTCCCATATAATAATATAATATTTAATTATGAATTATACAGAATTTACAGAAATTCAAAAAAATAATTCGTCTATACTTATTGTTTTTTTCAACGCCAAATGGTGCAAACCATGTCAAACCATTAAACCTTATGTTCAACCTAAACTTGAATCGTGTAATTACAATTATCTTTCCTTGGATATAGATGAATGTTCTCAAGTATATACTAAATTCAAGGCAAAAAAACAAGTATGTGGTGTTCCTGTGTTACTTGCATTCAAAGAAGGAAACGAAACTGTTATACCAGATTTTTCTGTCATGGGAGCAGATAAATCAAAAATAGATTTATTTTTTAACCAATTAAGCAGAATCTAACACATTAATCAAGTCATTTAAATTTGTTTTAAACAATTTCAAATCATTAAATCTTCGCACATTTTCTATAGAAGCATCCAATGTATCTACACCTATTTTTCCATCTACTAACAATTGTAACTGACTTTCACTTGCCCATTTTTCTGATTCTACTATAATATCTTCATAATCATTCCTATACTTAATTTTATTTAAAGTATCCGATAAATCATTATTGGTTACTTTAATTTTTTCAGTAATGTCTTTTGGTGTTTTCCCAGAAGTAAAAGATTCTATTTTAGGTTTTGCATATTTTGTCCATGCCATACAAAATAAAATAAATAAAGAAATACCAAAAAATATACCCCACATAGCTATTATTTAGATAAAATATTAAATATATATTCTTAATTTATATATGTTCGTATATTTACTCATGTCTAAAAATAACACGTATATAGGAGCAACCGTGGACGTGAATAGACGATTACGACAACACAATGGAGAAATCAAAGGCGGTGCATGGGCTACGAAACGAATTGTCAATAAAGGTCGGCTATGGACTCGTGTATGTTATGTCTCAGGATTTCCTACTTGGAAAAGCGCTTTACAATTTGAATGGAAATGGAAACAAATTGCCCGTAAATTACCTAAAACCAATTCATTACAAAAAAAATTAGAAGCGTTGAATATTTTATTATCGTCTGAAAGATCCACCTCTACTTCCATACCATTTTCGGAATGGCCATCTATGCCTCAAATTCACGAAGATTAATATAAAAAAATTATTATAATATATAAATGGAAGTTTTTAAACGACAACCTAAAAAACAATCTCTACAATTTAATTCAGAAGAATTAGCAGATTTTGATATAGATACTTTTCTAGATTCATTGATTCAACCCAGCAAAATGTTAGATATTACTGCACCCAGTCCTGTAAAACCTTCCAATAAACGAAAACTCCCTTTTGTAGTAGATGATACTCAAGTTGCTGCTCTCAAAAAAACTCTTTTGTTCAATGTGA